TGACCGCAATGTAGAACATCTTGAATTGATGGTCGCTAAAGACGACTGGGGCAGCGAAGACATGACAGCCTCAGATGCCGCGATAACAGCGGGTTCAGCTTACACTGCGGCATAATAGATTAACCTTGGTACAAAAAGGATGAGAGTATTGATACATATGGATGAGCAGGCCAAAACAGCAGTAGACGTTTTCGCGGTAAGCGGGACAATCGGAGCATTAGCAGGGTGGCTGCCACCAATCGCCGCGCTACTCACATTGATCTGGACATTGATCAGGATATGGGAGACAGATACGGTGCAAGGACTTATAAACAAAAAGAAGTCAAACGAAAGTTAATTTAAAACATGCGGAGCGACACTATGGAGACGTTAGTAATCGATGGCGAAGAAATTGAAATTGCCAACCTGGGTCACGAGGGCCAGGCGTTGGTGAACCGCCTGGTCGAATTGAAAAATCAGCTAGGTCAGGCCGAACTGCAGCAGCAGGAATTGCATCTGCTGGTCAATGCCTATGCCTCAAGCATCAAGAATTCACTTCAATCGGTTGAGAATGAACAGGATGAGCAGGTGAATTGATGGGGATGCTCAATGCCCTGTTGGGGCCAGTGACAAGCCTGCTCGATAAGGTTATCCCCGACGCGGATGAACGCGCCCGCATAGCTTTTGAACTGAGCACGCTCGCAGAAACCCAAGCACATGCCATGGCCTTGGCTCAAATTGAGCTCAATAAGGCCGAGGCGCAGGGGCATTGGTTTCAGTCGTCTTGGCGGCCAGCATGTGCTTGGGTTTGCGTAGCCGGGTTTGGTGTGAATTTCTTGATATCGCCAATTGCGTCGGCTTTTGGTGTGGTTGTACCGCAAGCTGATACAGGGACGATGATGCCCGTTTTGCTCGGCATGCTCGGCCTGGCTGGTGCCAGGAGCGTGGAACGATTGAAGGGAGTTGGCAAGTGAAATGGTTTCACGAAGATGAATTCAGGTGCCAGCATTGTGGCAAAGAGGGGATTCAGCCTGAGTTCGCTAGCCTATTGGATGGGATCCGAGACGCGCTCCCAGGGGATGGTTTCCCATTAATTGTTTCGAGCGGTTATCGCTGTAAGGCGCATGATCTGGAAAAAAGTAAAAAAGTTACCGGAGCGCATACCACTGGTTGGGCCTGCGACATTGCGCTCAGTGGTGCCCAGGCGCTCGATCTCATTGAGACTGCTATGAAATTTGGCATCAAAAGAATCGGTGTGGCGCAATCGGGCGATGCCCGGTTCATCCATCTGGATCAGGCACCGAATTTTCCTTCACCCGCGATCTGGAGCTACTGATGTTAATCAATCTGGATCTCGCCCCTGGCATCGTCAGAAATGGCACCAACTACCAGCAGGCAAATGCCTGGAACGATAGTAATTTGGTCAGGTGGTACGAGGACAGCATGCAGCCGATTGGTGGTTGGAGAACGAAGACCACGTCGGCGATGACTGGTGTGTGTCGCAAAATCGTCAACTATCGGGACAATAGCGGCGATAGGAGAACAGTCGCCGGCACACAAAGCAAACTCTATGCCATCGACGAGGCGTTTGCTCTATACGACATCACCCCCACTGGTTTTACCGCTGGAGATGCAGATGGAGTGCAGAATCTTGGATGGGGCGCCCTCGGTTGGGGCGCAAGCACTTACGGCACTCCACGCCCCGACAGCGGCACCTACACGCCTGCGACGACATGGTCAATTGATACCTGGGGAGAATATGCAATCGGTTGTGCAACGTCAGATGGCAAGATCTATCAATGGGAAAATGATACGGGAACTGTCGCGGCAGTGCTGAGTAATGCACCAACTGATTGCAACGCCATTATTAGCACGGACGAGCGATTCCTTTTCGCGCTGGGCGCTGGCGGGGAAGGCAACAGGGTTGAGTGGTCGGACCAGGAAAATAATAATCTCTGGGCGGCCGCAGCAACTAACCAGGCAGGCGGTTTTACGCTTGCAACAGGCGGCAATATTGTCAGCGCGATCAGCATGCGCGGTGAGACACTGATCCTAACAAACATTGATGCTCATGTTGCCAGGTACCAAGGGCCACCATACGTCTATGGCTTTCAGAAGGTCGGTACCGGCTGCGGCGTTGCAGGCGCCAATGCCTGCGTCCGGGCAGATCAGTTTGCAGTCTGGATGGGCACGAATTCATTTCATATCTATGATGGTGCGGTGAGCACACTTCCCAGCACCGTTGGCGATTACATTTTCTCGGATATCAACGAGGCTCAGCGATCCAAAGTATATGGCGTATTGAACTCAAAGTTCTCCGAGATATGGTGGTTTTATCCGAGCGAGGATAGCCTGGAAAATAATCGATATGTGGCTTGGAACTACCGCGAAAATTACTGGATGATCGGGGCGCTTGCGAGAACAGCAGGCGCTGATGTTGGCGTTTATGTATACCCGAATTATGTGAGCTCGGATGGTTATATTTACGAGCATGAGGTTGGTTTCGATTATGATTCTGCCACCGTTTTTTGCGAGAGCGGCCCCATGCAAATCGGGTCCGGTGATCGTCTTGTGGTAGCCCGGTCATTAATTCCTGACGAGAAGACTCAGGGGGATGTGACGGCCACATTTAAAACGCGCAACTATCCAAATGGGTCAGAGGTGAGCTATGGGCCATTCACAATGACTAACCCGACCAGTGTCCGGTTCCAGGGACGTGAGGTGAGTATGCGCATTACCGGAGACGTCGCCACAGATTGGCGAGCAGGGACGATGCGGCTTGACGTTGTGGAAGGGAGCGGGCGATGATTTTGCCAGCCGCAACCATTGACTACAACCAACAGAATGTTGGGCAAACGAACCTGGTCATTGAACAAGCGGATGCGCTTAATCACAAGAAAAATCAAGACCTGGAAGTGGGCGCCGCAAGGCTCGTGCTCAAGAGTCCAGATGGGACGCGCTATAGCATCACAGTGGACAATTCAGGCAACGTAGGGGCAACTGCATTATGAGCCAGGTCGCGCCAACAGCATTGGAGGCGATGCTACCCTATCGAATATTGCTCAACTCGGCGCTTGAATATTCGGGCGGCACGCATGATTTTGAAGATGTAGTTGCAGAAGTTGCCACCGGGGCAATGCAGTTCTGGCCCGCGAGGCTGAGTTGTGTGGTTACTCAGATCGTGTGCTACCCAAAAATGCGCGCATTGCACATTTTTCTGGCAGCCGGCGATCTTGAAGAGATTAAGAATATGGACGCGACCTTTAGAGAATTTGGAAAGCAACTGGACTGCAAGCATATCACGCTGAGCGGCCGTAAGGGCTGGATCAGAGCACTTGCAGATATTGGCTATACGCCCGTCCACACGACGATGGCGAAGGAGATATTGGAATGATTGCGAACAGAAACCTAGCACAAATAGCTGCAGTGCCTGGGGTCACCACTCATGGGTAAGACTGCCGACCACAGGCCCCCTAGGTATCTGAATTATGAATATCTGAATTCTGACGAGTTTGCCCAAGACTGGTCTAACTATTGGCCAGGGGGGCGGCCCCCCTGGTGGACGCCTCCAGGGGGGCCGCCTGGCGACCCACCACCCGTCGAGGGCGACCCACCACCCGACGAGGACCCGCAGCCAACACCGGGGCCGCGCGATTTCTACGGGAGCCCTTGGGTGGTACAGCAACCAGACGCCGGATATTGGAGTAGCATGCCGCTACCAGAACAACCTAATAAGGGACCGGGCCCGGGGCCGGTCCCTTATTGGCCCACTGATCCATACGGTGAGTCCCGTCTGCCGACGACGCCCACTAATTCATATATTGCGAAGATATACCCCCAAATGTACCCCAATTCTGCCGTCGACTATTCACAATTTGTTACACAGGACCAACTTGCTAACTTCGCACCCGATTTGAGTGGTTACGCTACAACAGAATCAGTAGCAGATCAATTGGCCAATTACAATCCTGAAATTGATTTGAGTGATTACGCTACAACACAATCAGTGACTGATCAATTTGCCAATTACAATCCTGAAATTGATTTGAGTGATTACGCTACAACACAATCAGTGACTGATCAATTTGCCAATTACGATCCTTTGAGTGGTTACGCTACAACAGAATCAGTAGCAGATCAATTGGCCAATTACAACCCCAACCCCAACCCCAACATTGACTTAGGTGGTGACGCTGCAACAGGATCAGTGACTGATCAAAACGAACAGTCCGTTGAAGAAAACCCGGAACTGAGCGAAGAAGACATAAATGCCATGGGTGCTTTTACGCCTCAGCAGGCTGCAACATGGGTAAAGTCGAAGGCATACCTAGAAGGGACCTCTCTACAATCAACGATTGATCGATATAAAGACTACTTCCCCAACTTTGACGTGGGTGATCAATTTGCCAATTACAATGCAGGTGGTGACGCTACAACGGGATCAGTGGCTGATCAATCAGCCCCTACGGCCCCTACGGCCGCTGCGCTTGATAGGCTTCGGACGGAGACGGCAATGGGGGTTGCATTATGGGTATCGCAAAGGGCAAAGTATGAAGGGACCTCTCTACAATCAGTGGTTGATCGGTATAGAGACTACTTCCCCCACGTTGGCTTAGATGGTTTCGCAAAAACAGGAGACTTCTCGTCACTGAAAACCCCAAGTTGGTTTCGGACCGACGCCGAGAGGGGCCTCTGATAGCGCAGTACTAGCACAGGAAATAAAATCATGAGCTTTGGCAAAAACACACAAGAATCGAGTCAGACGTTTGACCCGGAGTTGAAAGAGGCACTTCTGAGCGTTTTCCGAAAGGGTAAAACGGTTAGCAACCAACCCTACCAGCCCTATAATTACGCGGCTGTGAGTCCCATCAGCCCATTCCAACAGCAGGGCATGCAGGGGGCGGTCGATGCTGCGAGGGCACGACTTGGTAACCAGCAAATGATGGATGCGACAAACGCCGCAGCGGGGGTGATGAGGGGCAGTCCGGAGCGAGTAAAGGCGAACATGTTTGACACCAGCAGCGCAGGGATGAAGCCGTACCTGAATCAGTACAACACCGCGGTAGTTGATCAAAGCATAGCGGACATTGAGCGAGCTCGACTGATACAGCAAGCGCAGAACCAGGCTCAAGCAACAGCGGCGAATGCTTTTGGCGGGGACAGAAGTGGCATTGTGCGGGCCGAAACCAACCGGGCCGCGCTGGATCAAACCGCGAGGACTGCAGCCCAGCTCAGGCAGCAGGGGTATGGCCAGGCGGCTGGGCTCATGCAGGGCGATGTTGGCCGCATGATGCAGGCCCAACAACTGAACCAAGCGGCAGGGCTGCAGGGGGCTGGGCAAAAGCTGCAGGGCGCCCAGACACTTGCGGACCTGGGAACCACTCGCAGGGCAATGGCATTCGCCGACGCGGCGGCCATGCAACAGGTCGGCCAGCAGCAGCGTATGCTGGCCCAACAGACTTTGGATGATCGGTACGGCAGATTTGCTACGGAGACGGACTACCCCATCAAGATGTTCGATGTGTTGCGAGGTGGCGCGGCGATCATGCCAAGCCCATTAACTGCACAGTCCTCCTCGTCAGGCCCGCTGGGTATTCATATTTGATTTTTGGCTCTCAAATTTTAGGAGTAACTTATGAGTCAAGCCATAGCCGCTTTAGTCAAAAAGGTTGGCGGGAGTTTGTTAACCAAAGAGGGTTTGAAACAGGTTGGCGCGCAAATAGTTAAGAACAAAATTAATAGCAAATTAGCGCCATACGGAGTTCAAGGTATCGGGGCCCCTGGGGGCCCCGATGCCGGCATCAAATATGCGTGGCAGACA